CCGTGGCGTCCCCTACGGTCTCGTATAAGATTCCTGACACAAATTTTGAGGCTTCCGTTGAATTTTCACCAGAAATCCGAGAAGGCGAGATCATCGAGTACGAAATCGACATCGCGCCTTACTCCATGGTCGATAGAAGCCCGTCAGAGCGAGCAAAGACGCTGGGCGAACTCATGCAGGGGTTTATTATTCCGCTCGCGCCGATCCTGCAGCAGCAGGGCATCAAGCCGGATATGAACAAGTTCCTGGAACTCATGGCGAAGTACAGCAACACCGACGAGTTGATGGACATTGTCAGTGGCTTCAACGAGCAAGACATGGCGCAAATGATGCAGATGCAGCAAGTTGCAGGCGGCGGACAGGAAAGGCCTACGCAATCGCCTGTGACTACGCGCCGAACAGTTAGGGAGAACATCCCTGGTTCAACCAGAGAAGGCCGAGATGAGGCTATGATGCAGCTTCTTGCTGGCGGAGGCCAGCCTGCACAGGCCGGACAGATGGCCGAAGGAATGAGTTGATGCCGACGTATTGTTTTCTAAATACAGAAACGGGTGAGCGTGCTGAGTTCATCTGGACCATCGCCGAAATGGAGTCCAAAACGCAAGGTTTTACGTTTACGGACGGCAATGGGGCGGTTTGGGAGCGAGATCTTGCAATGGAGCAGGGCGTTGGCTCTTCTTTTTCTGGTAATTGGCCGATGAAGAGCGACGCATGTGGCGTACATCCCAAAGACTGCGTAGAAGCTAGCAAGGCAGCGGCATCAATGGGCGTACCGACGAACTTTGACTCCAAAACCGGACAAGCAATCTTTGAAAGCAGAGGCCACAGGGCCAGGTACATGAAAGCTAGAGGATTCCACGACCGCAATGGAGGATATGGCGATGGCTGAAGAAGAGAAGAAGGAAATCGAAGCGAAAGACCCTTGGGATTTTGACGATCCTGAGCTTATGGAAGTTCCAGCGCAAATGCCTGACGAGTTTGAATCTGGACAGGACGAGCCAGAGGAAGATTTGCCAGATGAAATCCGTCAACGTGCACAGGAAGCAGGATTGACGGACCACGATCTCTCGAACATGGGCTCTAAAGAACAAATGGAGTTCGTTCTTGACCTGTTAGAGAGCAAGGCGCGTGAACTCAAGTCTGAAGTTACGGAAGATACCGCCAGTTCTGGCGATGCGGCTGATGAAGATCAGTCAAGCAACGACGTAAGTTGGATTGACGATATAGATCCTGATGAAGCAGTGGATTCTGACTCAGCAAGAGCTGTTAAGGCTATGAAAGCCAAGATTGACAGTCTCAGTTCTACGATTGAGTCAATGAACAAGGTTGCTGAGAAGGTCAAGGCCACGAACAGCTTTTCCGAACTCGACCCAGAGTGGGAAGAAGTGTTCGGTACCAACTCTGATACCACCACTGAACAGAAGGCGAATCGTGAATCGGTTCTTGAAGAGGTCGAAACTCTCAAGGACGGGTATCGCTCTCGTAAAAAGCGAATGCCTTCAGACAAAGAACTATTCGAGCGCGCAGTAAACGGCGTGTTCGGAGAAAAAGCGAAAGATTTTGCACGTCAGGAATTGAATGAACGGCTCAAGAAGCGTGAATCTCAGTTCATCTCGCGTGCTAGCAACTCTTCAGGCTCTGGCGACATGCTTTCTGGTCGCGATCAGGCTCTGAAGAACGTGTCTAGCAAGATGAGAGAGCTGGGCATTGACGTTTACGACGATTCGTCTGAGATTTTTGAATAGTGCAGGAGGATTAAACAATGGCTACCCTTCAGGCAGCAGATATTGCTGATCTGATCACGACTACTCAGCGTGATCTTGGCCGACTTCGCTGGACCGACCTTTCTTACGATCTTCAGGAGTACATCGCTCTGCCGATGATCCTGCAGAATGAGAAGGTTTCGTACCAGTCAGGTCAGGCTCTTCAGTGGAACGTGATGACCGCTACCAGCGGCGCCACTCGCGACACTGGTCTTTACGAAGTTGACAGCGTCAACGTCTCAGACGTGATGACTACCGCCACCGTTCCGTGGCGTCACATGACGACTAACTACGCCATCGAGCGTCGCGAAATCGCCATGAACCGCAGCCCAGCTCAGATTGTTGACCTGGTCCGCATCCGTCGTCATGACGCAATGGTTGACCTTGCCAAGCACATGGAAACTCGTTTCTGGAGTGCTCCCACTTCCAGCAGCGACAACCTCAAGATGTTCGGTGTGCCCTACTGGATCTCGTGGACGGACAACTCCTCGGCGAGCCCCAACGGTGGTTTTGACGGTGGCAACCCCACCGGCTTCTCCGCAGGTGCCGGTAGCATCGACTCTAGCTCTGTCCCCAACTGGCAGAACTGGTGCGCCAAGTACACCAACGTCACGAGTGTTGACCTGGTTCGTAAGTGGCGTAAGGCTGCTACTTTCACTAACTTCCGGGCTCCGGTTGCTGGTGCTGAGTACGGCAGTGGTCGTAACAACTACGGCTTCTACACTAACTACGACGTGATTGGACCCCTGGAAGAAGTTCTGGAAGCCCAGAACGACAACCTCGGCAACGACATCGCATCCAAGGATGGCAAGCTGCTTTTCCGTCAGACCCCGGTCACCTGGTGCCCGGAGCTTGAGGGACGTAGTGGCGACCCGATCTACGGCATCAACTGGTCGGTTCTTAAGCCTGGTTTCCTGGCTGGTGAGTACCTCCGCGAAGAGGGTCCGAACGCTGCTGCTAATCAGCACACCGTGTTCACGACTCACCTCGACCTTACTATGAACCTCATCTGCCACAACCGACGTGCCGCGTTCGTCCTGGCTAAGAGTGATCCGACTGTCTAAGTCGGGGAAGGATACTGAACAATGTCACAAGGTATTGTTACTGTTGACGCAGCAGGACTGAACATGAGCTTTGAAGGGCTCGCAGATCCCGCACGCGTCTGGACCTGTTTTGAAGATTTTTGTGGGGCTCTTGAGTTCCTCAAGATTGACGGTGGAAGTACTGACACCGCCATTCTGGGTTACTCCGGCGTCCTTTGTTCTAGCGATGGCACCGCCGCTAACCAGGTTGCCCTCGCTGCTGGCGGAGAAGCTGGCGGAACGGTCGTCATGACCCCCGCCAACACCACTGCTTGTGGTATCACTGTGCCGACTGCCCTTATCGATCCTGATAATGGCAAGCGTTGGTTCATTGAGACTCGCCTGAAGATCGCGGATCTCTCTACCGGCTCCTTTAAGTTCGGCCTCGCCGAAGATTCAGGTGCTGACGAGATGCTCGACGCTGACGGCATCGACGGCGGTGCAACTCTCGACCAGATCATGGTTGGGTTTGACACTGGCACCACCACTGACGGCAACCTCGAATACTTCATCTCCAAGGACAGCACTAGCGGCGTCCACAGTGGAGCTGGCGGTATGCACGCGGATGCTCAGTTGGTTGCTGGCACCTACGCACGAATTGGTATTGAAGGCGACGGCGCTAACGGCGTTCGTTTCTACTTCGATGGCAATCTGGTTCGTGCCACCGGCGCTGACGCCAACGGCTTTGTCAACGCAGGATCAAGCATGTCAGACCAGGTTCTGACTCCCATGATCGCTGCGTTCGACGATGAGACCGTCGTGGAGGTCGATTACCTCTACATCGCTTGCGAGCGATAAAAGGAATCATCTTCCCTCTCTTCAGCCCCCCTTCCTCTTACGAGGAGGGGGGGTTGTTTATTTGCGCTTGTATCTGACACGCACCTGATTAGGGTTAGGCGGCGGGGTCAGCTTCGCCATATCTTCGGGGCCAAAGATAATTTCGTCTCTGTGTTCGTCACTAATGTCCATCCAAGCCTCTGCCATTGCATCTACAACATCTACGTTTTTGATTCCGTAGTGTTCTGCAATCTGGATCACCAGAGCCATAGTGTCTTCTCTGATCCTTACGCTGGCAGTTTCAGGCTTGCTGCTACCCTGGTTCATCGCATCTTTTCCATTCTGAGCTGATCACGGACACGCTTCGGCGCATCGCTTTCTGCACGCCGCTTGGCCTGTGGCAGAGTTGCTGCCTCTCTAGCGTTCTTGATACGTGCGTCGAGATCCTCGATTGTGTAGCTCATCATCGGATATGCAGCATTGTGCTTCTGCACTTCCTTGATTGCACCAGCCACGTCTCCAGAACTGTACGCAACCGCAGATTTGGACATCGATTTGTCTACGACTTCCTTCAGAATCTGTATGCGGTCGAACTCCAAGGCCCAGACGGACTCGTTGACAGTGCGGAAGCCACCCGCAAGCTGCAGCCAGCGCCCACGGCCCTTGTCCTTGTCGTAGTACCTGAGCCGTCCACGGTCGTCATACTCTGCACCGTCTCCGCCAGACAGGTTTTCAGCCATTTTGGCCACCCACTTGAACGCTGGTCCCGTGTCTTTCAGAGCCCTGTATGCCCTTGTAACGCCGCTGACCGGCTGGACAGTGTCTGCGGTCATTGCATCGTAAAAGTCCTCTACGAGGCCGTACGTAGGCCCAGCGATCTGCGACTTGACCTTCTCTGCAAACGTTCTGCCGTATGGCTCCTGGAAGAGGGACAGAGACCCAGATATGTCTACTCCCGCGACCGCTGGGAGGCCGAAGATCAGAGCATTTGCCGCCTCTTCGCCGACTGTGTTTATCAGGTAACGGCGCGTTTCGTAGATGATGTTGTCTTGCTGCGTAGTCTCGTCACAAAGACCGACGATTTCGCAGGCCTTGTGAAGCAAAAAGTATCCAGGCAGCAGGGTGAACAGAACGCCCTTGACACCGCCAGCCACTGTATTGACCAAGAGCCACTTACCGGCACCGGAGTAATTACCAGACTTCAGCAAGTCAATACCAAACCCAATCATGTTGAACTGGAATCGACGATACTGGAGCATGGAGCTTGTGATTGGCCCGTTGAGGATAGGCGGCAGGTTTGACCGTGTGTATGCAAACTGGCTGCCCACGTATCCCTGGATCCTGGCATACTCAGCAGCCTCCACGTCAGACATACCCTGCTTCTTGCCGTGCAAGTAGTAGGCTACAGCAGAGAAGTTCATGTTGCGCACTTCAGACTGCGTGCTGATCTTGCCACGAAGGATGAACTTGTCCAACATCTCTTGACCACGGGTCACAGTCGTGATTGCAGATTCACCAAGAGAAGTCTCTGTGCCATCGATGTACATGCCGGTAGTTGCAGAGATGCTCCCGATGCGTTTCAGCAAGTCCTTGCCGTCTGCGCTGTTGTATAGAGCCACAGCCTCACGGAAAGTCTGACCACCGACTGCTGGGTATACAGTCTGCAGAGGCTGTATAGAGTTCACAACCCACTGCCTAGGCGTCTTAAGCTGACGCAAGAAGTTGAATGTTCTTGCCGCAGCGAGAGTACGGCGAGTCGGCATGTCACCGATGAGCTTGCCTACGAACGGCAAACCATGCAAGACAGCGTCTAGCGCTGTTTCGACTGTAGTAGGCCTGATAAACAGAGTTCTGTCTAGGTGCTCTTCGAGGTAGTTGGACCAGTACGGCTCTACACCCTTGAGCCTCTCGATGATTGGCTGAGTTGACCTGATCATCTTCCCGCCGAACTTCCAGCGGTTGAAGTTGTTGTTCTGCATCTGCCACACACGCGGGAAGTCCATGCTGAAGCCCTGCGCAGGCACTTCACCACGCTGCATCATCGGTGCGTAGAATGGCTTCCTGTTTTGCTTCAGCCCAACAACCCCACGCAGGGCTGCAGTGATCTCAGCGCTTTCTAGGTCAGATGCAACCTTTAACTGCTTCTTGAGTTGCGCTCTCTGCCTACCAGTGAGCCTCGTAATCTCTGCGCTGTCAAAGTTCGCGGCTGGCTTGGCCTCGTATCTCACAAACTCAGTTTGGTTCGCATCTTTGAAGTTCTTGAGCTTCTCGTATGCCTGGCCCTGTGTTTCAGCATCGCCGACAATCACGTACGTTCCATCTTCGCGGAATGCCTTCAGCTTGTACTTGCCAAAGAAAGCGTGGTGGAAGTGAGCGTACTGCCTGCCCCAATCGGACGGTACAGAGTGAACCACTAGCTCCTCGACCAACTCCTCCTTAGTCAGGTAGCGATCCGCAGTCACGAACACCTGCTTGCCATCGACGATGTCTACTTCGATTTCGTCATACAGCGCAGGCCGTCCCTCTTGCTCCTTCAGCGCCTCTTTCCGAAGTTCATTAGCCCTAGTTCTAACCAATACACTGCGAACAAAATCGCGCTTTTCCGCAACAACGTCCTTTCTTTGCTCTTCAGATCTTTGTCTAAAGTGGAGAAGTGCGTCCTGGACTGTTTGCGGGAGTGCAGAGACCTTGACCCTGATTGGCACTGTGTCTTCTGGGCTCTGGAAGTAACTAACTTCTGTATCACCGTCCAGCTTCGTGTCTTCATCTGTGAGTGGGACATATTGATCCATTAGCTGGGCAAACGCGTAGCCCTTCTTTGCTTTCCATTCTTCCGGCATAGCGTTGTATGCGCCAGTGTCAGCGACAGCCTGCCTCTGACTTATGACCTCTTGCCTCATCGCTAGGCCAATAATGTTTCGCACCGCCTCGCGCACTGGGTGGCCAGATTTAGTTGCAGCCACCGTATAGTGCATCGGCGTCAGGAACGGGCTGAGAATACGTGCAAGGCCTGGGCCCTTGTTGGGCCCGTCGTCTAGATAAATGTCATCTTCAAACTCTTCCGCTGGTGGCGCGTCGCCCAGTGCTCTGCGCCGCAGCTCGTTGAGTCGTTGGATGATAGATACCTGTTCTGCGTCTGCTTCATCCGGGAAGCGTGGCAAATCTTCTCGCACGCTGAAGCTGCCGCCCTCGTTCTCCGCGAGGACTACGTCGTACGTTCCGGCGTCGATGGGGCTCTGAGCCTGATCAATTGCCCTAACACTGGCTCTAAGCCCGTTCGCTTCGACGAGGGCTCGCCACTGTTGTTTTGCTCCTGGCTTGAGGATCTTGGGGTCGTCATACCAGGGGATTCGGTTGCCTTCTGCATCTTGGAGGGGGCTTTGTCCGTCATCTAAAATGAACTCCTCATTGATTACGTCGCCATTAGAGAACTTGCGGCCTTCCGCGTCAGTTCTAGGCATGTCTTTGCTGGTCTTGATCAGGCTACTACGTTGCAGCGCGATCTCACGCCACGATTGCGGAGTGAACTCGAACACGTCGTCGTCGATCTCATAGAGTAGACGATGCTCGCCAATATCGCTGGGGTCAGTCCACAGATCTGTGGGCACAAAAGTCAGACCATACCCGGTCGCACCGTATCTAGTCTCTGACGCACCCATCGCCTCGGGTGCTGACTGGTCGAGCTGGCCGGTTACTTGTGCTACTAGATAAGACAATGACCCATGCGTAGCAGCCTGGCCGCTAGCAATGTTCCAGGTGTCCCAGTGGTAAGCGCCTAGCGTAGCTTCGTCGGCATTCAGTCCAGCCTTGGTGTACAGGTCACGAACCAAGGGCTCGATCTGAGACTCCATGGCTTCGTAAAGTGCCAGCGCGGGCAAACCGCTGTACTTGGCGCTAAGGCCAGCACCTACGCCCTTCTCTCCGTCGTACACGTTTAGTGGCGCAAGGCGTCCATCATCAAACATGTTGGTGATCTGCACTCTGTCCATGACCAGGACATCCTGCCTGCCGGTGAGCAGCATCAAGAACGAAATGACCTTGATATCAATGCCCATACCCACGGGCATCTCGCTCATCATAAACCTGCGCAACTGCTTCCCGTTCATAGTGGTGTCAGCGAAAGCATCGTGTGCGGCTTGCAGATATGTCCTGCCATCCGGCCTGACCTGTGACAACTTGGGTAGCAAAGTGTCAAACACTGCGTTGATATTGCTAGTAGCACTTTTGGCTGTGCCAGGCAGGGTTGCCTTAATTCTCGTAGCGAACGAAGACCACTGTGCTGGCGTGTAGTTCTGCGCCTCGCCACGAGCCGTCATCTCTAACAACTCAGCAAAGTCTGGGTTAGTGAAGAACTGCAGCGCCGCAGACTCGTGTGGGAAGGGACTAAGCATACGGCTCAACATGCCCCACACCATGAGCTGGCCAGTGCCTGCTGGGGTAATCTCGCCACTTGAGTAAGCGCGGTTGATGGTGTTGCCAAGCTCTAAGCCGTGTTGCCGCCCTTCTCGCTGCTTGTCGGTGAGCTGGCCGAGGAACCGCACATGCCTTGATTCGTCAGAGAGATTAGCAATCAGGCCACGGGGTGGAATCGGAATTGTGTCTGCGCGGAAAAGGTCAGTCAGGAATGCTGTAGCGTTCCTGGTGTTAGCGAAAGGTTCGGGGTGCCTCTGCAGGAGCAAGTCAATGTTTGCGATTGCAGACCTTCTATTAGCAATAGTGTCAGCCGCTGTCTTAGCCTCACCAGGGTCCGCGACCATGGGTGTGCCACCAACGATGAACCTATCGCTGCGGGATTCTTGGACCAGCTTGGGATGCAACCCTCCAGCCACCGCCCTGAACTCGCTCGTGTAATAGCTATTGATCGTCTTCTGTATGTCCTTGACCAACGTCTTCGTTTGTGCGTCAGTCAAACCAAACACATCCTTGGTCAGGACTGCATACTCGTCTGGATTGCCAGTGCCGTTGTCTACTAGATCAGCAAACACAGTGGCAAGCTGCTTCTTGACTTTCTTGAATTGGTCAGGCGTGTATTCGCTTGCGTTATTACCAAATACCTTGGGCAAGTCGATCTTCTTCTTACGAAGCACTTTTACAGCGTCTACAAGCGATTTGCGTGTAGTCGTGCCCAGATCTGTGTCTGGGTTTTCCACGCTCAAGCTAAAGCTGCCAAATGCCTCAAAGTCTGCCAGGGCCTCGGCGAGCGCTTCTCCTTGCATGGTAGCTCGCAATGGGTTGTTAGCAGGCTGAGAGAACACCTCGAAAATGTTGTGCCCGAGCCTTGCATCTGGCTTTTTAACAACGAAGCGCCCCATTTCCATGCGACCCATATCAGTGTCGATAACATCCATGACTGCGTTCGGGTTCACCTTTACGCCGTACCCTCTGGCAGCCATCCTCCTGTAAACCTTGACCGCTGCGATGTAAACCATCTCGTCGCTGCGTACAGGTATCCCAGAACGCAAAGATTTAT